CACGCCCCAGTTTATGCAATACATCATGATCGCCTACATACATACGCATGTTTTCTTGATAGCCAGTACTTGCTTGCTGATTGTATTGAATGAAGGCTTGCAGGTCAGCCGTTGTTAACTTCTCGCCTAGTGGATAAATGAAAACATTGCCAGGAAGCACTTGCCCTTTGCCATTAATAGTCGCCATTGATCTCACTCCCTTAGATATAGATATTTTTGAGTAGTTTACCGTGTGGTGCGCTAGCTCCATTGATCTCATTCAGCGCGTATCTGATTGCATCAATCTCGTGGTTGTACGCGTCCACAGGCTCATTTGTGTACTCATTGGTTGCTCGGTCTTTCTTATACGTATAATTCTCGAGTTCTTCAATCGTCTTCACGCACCGATCATCAACTACCAGATGATACTGCTGCATGAATGAAATGCCCTGAATGATACTATCCTTACCCTTCTTGGCTGGCCGAATGCGATAGATACCATCTCGTTTAATTTCGGCAATCGATTTGGGTTCAGCAGCATCAGCCGTAATTACTTCTTTGGAATAGCCCATATCAGTGATTACTTTGGCGATCTCATCATTCAGCATCCCTCGCTTTGCATACTCTTCCATGATGTAGATAATGTGCTTGCGTTCATCAACTTTAACGTGCATGAATGCTGTCTCGTCATTCGTGTAACCAAAGTCTAGTCCAAAATAACTTGGCAAATCAGCTAAAGCACGCTGATTAAGCCTTCGCTTTTCGAAGTCTGGAAAAACGAGCTTATCCAATGTCGCAAACTCACCTAGCGTATAGATCTTGTAGTATGCCGGATTGGTCTGTTTAAGATTTTCGATTGTTCTGATGTTGTCTGCATCAAGAAAATGATTGTCCTTGTATGTTGATTGATGGATCACCACACGCTTCGGATCAATCTGTACACCAGGCTCAAACCACTGCTTATAGGTCCAGTTAAGCTTGGAAACAGGGTTAAACATGCAAAAGATTTGGCGTTGCTTATGTTTTGGTTCACGAAGTCGCAGAGTAAGCTGCGTAAAATCGTCTTGGTTAAACTCAGACGCTTCTTCCATGACGACATCTGACAGGCCCTTGATAGACTTGATTTTTTCTGGATCGTCCATTCCTTTAAACAAGAAAACCGCACCATTAGGCAAGCTAATCGTACGGTCTGATTTATTGACTTTGCAAAGCGGTAGCAGCTTCCATGTTGATAGGCAGTCTAAAACGTCAGTAAAGATCGAGTCCTTAATCGTGCGGTCAACCTTTCGTAGCCAGAGCACCTTGCGCGGATACTTCCATTTACCCAGTGCCTTAAGCACAACTTTCTGAACTACACCATGCGATTTGCCCGACGATGCACCGCCATACCAGACTTCTACAAAATGTTCATAGTCAAACAGACTATCATATATCTGGCGGTTAAACACTCGTGCAGGTTTTGGAAAGTTCAGCTTAATCGTCGTCATGAGCAACCACCATCGAAATAGCTAGCAGTTCCATAATCATCGAAAAAATAAGCGTCTTGATACCTATCACGTGTGGCTGACAGATCAGCATCGCAACGAACATCACGGGGATGCACAACATTGCGCTAGTCATCTTCATCGTACTCACCAACTCCCACATCGATTTCAAGGCTACCAGATACTTCTTTTTTGTCAGTCCATGCACCATAGCGCTTTCCAATCAGTTCCAATGCACGAATCTGATCGCTATTCTTGGTTTTAACCTGTACAATCTCACCGCTATTAGTGACTTGTTCTTCAGTAACTTCACCACGTCCAAACGATGCCAAGCGTTCCATTACTTCCCGCATATCCATTGTTTTCTGTGATTGCAGTTCATCATTACGACGTTTCAACTCAGCTTGAATTTGTGGTTTTCTAAGGTTTTCAGCACCGGTTTGTCCTGCATTCTTGGGAGCATATCCGGCTTTAATGGCCGCCTGAGTAGCATTGCCAGAGATAATGTACTCATCGATAAATCGCTGTTGTTTCAACGTTAACTTTGCCAATACTACTCACCTCCTTAAATATTCAAACTAACTTTATCATTTTAGTTGCTAAATATCATTTTGATAATGGAAGCAACTAAAGGGACAACTATACCAGCAGAAACAATACTCATTAACCACCACAATATTTTAGATTGAGAATCAATTTTTGTTTCTAAGTTATCAATTTTTCCTAAAATTTTTACTTCACTAAACTGAATTTTCGAATTTAGTTTTTCTTCAATTAGTTTCAAGTCTTTAGAAGTAACCTTATCTTCACCCATGTCCATATCATCTCCATTGTTCCCTAAAGGCGGAAGTGGTGGAAAATTGCCTTTGTCATCTGGTGTAATTTCTATTGATTCAAGTTTTATTACCATTAATTTTCACCTATTTACGACCGTATACGGGTAGGCAAACCTTCACAATATCTCCACTATATTGAGGGTTTTTTTCATCTGACCATTGCTGCTTAAACTCCAAATAACCGTTGCTTTGGTTCACAACATTAAGTAATTTTGATGTTTCAATATTAAAATTATTTAAAATTTCAAAAATACCGATAGTATTTTCTTTTTGCTTAGGTATAGGCGAATAAAAAGCTTCTAACCTTATACTATTTTTGCCATCAACATAACTAACTGTAGAAAAAATTCGATAACTACTAGTTTTTACACCATCTGCCTGTACCTGCTTTGCAAGTTCAATTAATCCACTAGGCGATGGACTAATCAATGTTTTAATCTTGAAATTAATACTATCTCCATAGTCGAATATAATAGGCTTGTCATTGATCGGCATAATATCAAATGAAATAAGCGAAAACAATTTGATATCTCTTTTCATATCATTTCACCTCTCAAACATAATACAAAAAGCCTGGCACTTTGGCTAGGCTTTGTTTGGGAGGCTAAAAGCGAGCATTCGGGATCGAACCGAACCATTATGTGATACCTTTACTCGCAAAAGTGCCGCAAGGGCACAAGGCTGTATGAATTGGAATATTAAATTGGCTTACCGTGGTTACACGGCAATGTATCCTGCAGGAATCGAACCCACATCTTCCACATAGATATATGTAGCTGCTCGCCCATTGAGCTAAGGATACATAAGTTTCCAGCGTATGTTGTAAGGTTAACAATAAAATGAGATGAAATCCGCTGGAAACTGGTCAGAATATTATTTTTAAGGAGAGATGTTCCACTTCAGAACATCCATGCTACAAGCATACGACATAGTAGGGTCGGTTGCGGGTCGCTCTTGGGTCGTTTTTTATTTTTCCCTTAAATCAATCAGCTCATCGACATGGTATCGCTCTTGCCAATAGATAAATCGTTCAGCGAACTCGCAGAGTGCCTCCCTTTTAATCTCTTGAAATCTTGTTTTGGCAAAACCAACATGTTGTGCAACAACAAAATCTTTTAAGCCATCAAGATAACACTCTTTAAGAATTGTATAACTTGGCTGTTTAGCTCTATGACTGCAGTTGTCTATCGTTTTGGCAACGCTCTGGCAGACAGCTTCTGCCTCGATAATGTTTGTCATTTTAATTTCAGCAGCATTGCCGATTGGCGATCCACCACCCGTCAAACTTAACGCTGGCGATTTTAAGTCCGATCGATTTGCTCCTGACATCCTAAGATAATAATCCAACCGGTAATTAAAAAAATATCTAACATTGTCAGCTGTTGCAGTGCGATTAAAATCTACGGGCAAGTCACATGCAGCCATCTTCATCAAACCACACCTTTCTTTTTGCTTTAAAACGTCCCTTGATCAGATATGGATAGTGCCGATATTTAAGATAGTAATTTAAATCTGATGATCTCTGGAATCCTAGACTAACAGCAGCTTCATACTTAGTGGGATACGTTGTATAGCTATCAGTATGATCATCGTAAACAATGATGCGTCCCCAATCGTGTTGGTGCTTATGATAAAGGTCCCTAAGATTGGCGTCATGCTCCGTAATGAACTTCACTTCTGCCAAGTCCATCTCTAAGTAGCTGGCTGTTGCTCTCATCGTCATGTATCTGGTGTAGCAATCAGCTATCCATTGCGCTACTCGTTTGTCTTCTAGCCTTCTGCGATCGCCAGCCTTTACAGCGTTGCGGAACCTAACAATCATCCGCAGGTCCGGATCATCAGCAGGGACAAGATGAGTAATATCATTGCTAATGCCCTTTTTGGTTTCAAAAGCATCAGGATACTTTTCTTTTAATCGCGATAGTGACTTCAGCAGTTCTGGTGTTACATAACTGGTCATCCAATTTCGCCTTCTTTTTATTACGCTTGCGACGGGTATCGCGACGCTTATGCTTCTTATGCTTTGCCATTCCGATAGACCTCCCAGATGTAGTAAAGCAATGCAGTCAGCATGGTGATGACGATTACTGCAGCACCAAAGCCGACAAACTTAAAGCCAACAATCCAACTAACAAAAACCATCCAGAGCATGCCACCGGCAAACGTTACACTGCCAATGATCGATCCTAAAATAATAAATATTTCCAGCAAGTTCATACGCTTCCTCCAACTTTTTAATCAAAGAGTTCTCGCCCACACATTGGGCAAAACTTGATTCGGTTTGATTGGCCAACACTGGTTATTGCACCATCAGCACTTTTAACCGATGCCATACCATCTAGCTGCGTATCATTAATGATCTTAATTGTGATGCCAATGTTGTTAAAACTGCACTTAAGTAAGGGATGCTTAGATCCATGCTCGCAAAAATCACACATGTTGTTCTCCTTTAAAAGCCTTCAGTCAACCACTCATCGTGATCCTTAAACCTAAATCCATCGATCGCATTACTAATCCGCTTGTGATTGCAGATCTTGGTTACCGTATCAGCCGGGACACCGGTTGCTTCTGCAGCCTTTCTTCGACTAGCATAGAATTCCAGATGGCTATCCGGGTAAAGCACAACTGTTTGGAGACTTTGGTCACCTCTGGGGATCTGATCTTTAAGACGCTTTAGCTCTTTGTTCTGCTTAGCATGGCCCTTTAGAGTGGATATCCCGCACGGTAGCATTGATAGGAAGGTCTGATAGCTCCATCCATTAGCAAGTGCCGTGCGACAAAGTTCAATCAGTTCATCATCGCTTACTCTTGTGCGCCGATGTTTTTTATTAGCTCTGAGGTCTGTCTGATACTGCTTAACGATATCGATTGATGCAACAATCTCGTTTTCTGCAATACCACCAATGTCTTCTGCTACTTTTAACATTCGATTTTCAGATAGTTTGAACCAGTTGCTGCCAAAATAGTAGAACAGTGTGGTAGTAGCTACTGATATCTGTTTGGTTGTCATACCCCTCTTCTCCTTTCTGCCATTGGCGTGATCTTAACGAAGACATGCGGGTCATCGCTGTATCGCTTCCTGGCAACGATATCGGTGATGATGTTGTCATCAGTCCATAACACTCCCGTAAGAGCATCTAGGGTTGATTTGATAAAATTATCGGTATCCGGCTTAACCGTTGGCAAAACAGCATTATTAAGCCGTCGTTGGTACTCTTTTTTTGAGACCGACTTTTGAATATCTCGGTAAAACGTTAATTCTACCTTGATGGCCTCTTCAAACGGTTTGCCTTTGTACTCGTTGCTTGCTAAAGCGTGCAGCTTCTGCTTATAGATCCTTGATTTGTCTCTATCCACCGTCCATGTTCGCCTGCCGTGATGGACTGACAATGGTCGCTGTTGCTCAACTGGTGCAATTGGAAATCGAAACCACATGCTAATTCCGTTTTCACACATTAATCTGCCACCTCAATATTCTCGAAGCCAACTGACATATCTGGAATGCCATTGCCACCGGTCAGCCGTACCAGTCCGACAGTCTTAAGCATCAGGTTGACTTCCACAACCAGAAATAGGCCATCATAGCCTTCAACCATGACTGCCTTTTGCTCGTGCATGGCTTTCATCACCTGCTCTTTTGTCATTACTGTTCCTCCCTAGATCATGCTTGCCCGCACGTCTTCCATCCCGTCGAACGTGATTTTGTGGTCATCGTTCCTGGTTAGCAGACGGCTGAGCAGTTTTGCGTTGTACATCTGTGCTAGTTCAGCAGTGGTGTTGTTGCTGGTGACAATGGTCGACTTTTTGCCAAATCGTGCATCAGCTACGTCATACAGACGTTCCTGCATGTCCTTTCTCACTTCACGGATTGCACCACGCATCCCACCTTCCGTGCCAAAATCGTCCAGCACTAAGACATCTACTTCAATCATCGCTTTGACCAGCAGTTTCATCCGATACTTGGTTTTAGCTGCATCTGGTGCATCATACATATGGCTAAACATCCGGCTCATGGAATCCGTAGAGACAAGCATTGTCGTCATGTCAAATTCTTCTTGCAGTCTGTGCATCATCGCTACTGCCAGTGACGTCTTGCCAGTGCCTGGATTGCCAAGCATCAACACGTTGATTGGCTTTTCTGCAATTCCTTTGGCTAGGATGTATGCCTTGTTGCCAGTATGTTTGGCTAGGTCAACATCAGGCTGTTTGTGTACGTCCCAGTCAGCAAACGTAAACTTCACTGGATCACCGCTCCAAAGTGAGTTATTATAAAAGCGGTATTTATTTCGTTTACGCATGACGGCATTATCTGCTGTCGTGCGTTTTTTGTTTTCTTCGGCAAGATAACTCTTGCACCAGTCTTGGTCGGACAGATCAAACGGAATGTCTTCTCCCCATTTGTCTCTGTATGCCTTCTTGATTGATGCGATATTGACAATCACGTTCACTTTTTCCATGACACTCACCTCTAGCTAAAGTGGTCAATCAACTGCCAGTCTGGATCGGCAGGCGGTTGTTTTCTTCTGCTCTGCGGTTGCTTGTGGCGCTGCTCATCTGCCTTGATATCCTCGATCGTGAGTAGATGTTCTCTTTCGTATCGGTCTAAAATGCTTGCCACATACTTAGACGGCTTTTTCAGTCCTACTATTTCTGCTGCTTGCTTGATTGCATGCTGCACAATGTCTGCACCATACTTATGAACCCACTCTGTCAGATCAGTGGTGATGATACCGTTAGGCCATCCCCATGCATTTGTCCAATCGTTAAATACTTCATTCATGCCTTCAGAGTTACGCCGTGATACTACACTAGTTGGATTGTTATCTGGTTGAACAGATTCGGCGGCAGAATGAGCCGGCCAGCTAGCTGCTTGTGTAGTCTTTGTAGTAGTCTTTGTGTAGTCTATGGTATTGTCATAGTCATCACGACCATTTCCATTTAGTTGAGACGACCATTCCCTTTTAGTCGTGTCGACTATTCCCATTTGGTCGTTTCGGGCAAATGGTGATACCAAACGGTCTAATGCGTCATAGTCGATCGTGTACCACTTAGTTCTGTCAAATTTAAGCTTGTTGTAATTACCAGTAATAACAATGCCACGCTCTTCTAACCAATCAAATTGGCGCTTCATCGTTTTAGCTGTCTTAATCCAGGTAAACTGCTTGGTCCATTCTTCTAGTGAGTTGTAGACCCAGTAATGGCCATCATGATAATTCTGTTTTTTCTGTAGCCAGTAATTAATTTGCTGTAAGACAGCAGCTTCACTGATTCGTGGCTTCTTTTGTGGATCAAGCTCAGTTAAAGCCCCCGCTAGTTCTTGCGACACTACAATTGGATGTTTGGTAAATAACAAGCTACTCATCGCCCTGCTCCTTTCTAGCGGGCATCCCACCCACTCGATGTTCTACGTTCACTGACGACTAATAATTAGTTAAAATGGCAGTTCATCTGCATTTGGTTGTTGTGGTTGCTGTGGTCGTTGTGGTTGGCCATTGGTAGGCATAGCCGCGTTGAAGTTGGCTTGGCTGTTAAAGCCGTTATTAGGAGCCTGTGGAGCTTGTTGACGATATCCGGCTGATTGATTACGGCTGTTGCCAAAGTTGCTCTGACGCTCATTCTGGCCTGATTCTGGCCGTTTCTTACCGTTAGGCTGACTGCCTTCTTGCAGCAGCTTGTGGTAGCTCTTGACACGCAGATACCAGTTGCCATTTTGCGATTGCTCCCAGTCAACGCTCACCGCAAGCTTACGGCCATTCATGACACTGGCTACCTGTGGCAGATTCTCGACCGCCTTACCGCTAGGAATGCCGGATGCAATCATGATCGTATTGAACCGGCGGACCGATAAGTCGAAGTGATCTTCGTCATCGTTCCAGACAGCGTAATCAAAACGAATTGGAGCACCGGCATATTGGCCGTCCAGCACTTCATAGTTGAATTCGACCATTGGGTTTCCGCTCTTGCTGTTCTTTGCTTCTGCGTTGGTGACGCGCACGTTGTACGTCCCCGCTTCCTTCAGGCTCTTGCCGAATACGTTATTTTCATCAGTCGTGAATAGCATTATTAGTCCTCTTCTTTCTTAATTAGTTCACTTGCTTTGATTAACTTGCGATTATCGATTCGGTTCTTGGCATGGTTACCCTGCTCAGGGTCTAAATCGATGAGCCGTTCGCCATCTTTGATGTAGATCCGTCCAACCAGGTCAAACATTGACGTGAAGGCATTAAACGTCTTCTCGTTCATATCAGCCGCAAACCGCCCCTGCATCTTGTCTGGCCCGTTGTCAATCTGGTGTGCTGTAGCATAGACAGTCAGCCCACAGTCACGTAGATAGGTCCCTAATTGACGGAACCATAGCTGCAACTTCTGATAGTTCTGCCGGTTATCTTTCGATGCTCCATCAATGTTCTCCAGCACCATATTCTGGAGTGCCGTCACGTTGTCTAAGCAGATTGCCTGGTAGCGTCCTGAGCCAATTGCCCGGCTTAACAGATCGCCTAGCTCTTGCTGCATGATCGGCATGTCCCGCTCTTCAAGCTTGAAAACATCAATCGATTCATCACCAATCAGCACGTTGGTCGACAAATCAAAGCTAAACAGCAGCTTTTTACCAGGAAAGTCCTTAAAAAGACTCGTCTTGCCCGTCCCACCATCGCCATAGATGAAGTACATATGCGGTGTAGGCGGAATCTTGCCACTTGCGTAGAATTTCATCATTCATCATCTTCCTTTGTCTTGATAATGACTTTGATTTCATCATGAGCGGTGACTGGGACAATCTCACCATCTTCATTGACGCAACGGCCATCGTCCATAACGGTCAGCGTCTTCTTGTATGCGGACCAGTCAAGCTTCTTAGTCGTTTTAACGAATTTAGGATCTACCAGATTAACCAAACGTTTGTCATCATGATCAAACTTGGTGTTCTTGCGCTTTGAAACACTGCCATTACGGCTCTTAAAGCGGTAATGTGGGTTTTCTTCGTACCGTCGCATATAATAGTCACTGATTAAAGCCTCTACATCAGCGATTTCTACGCTACGCCGATCAGTTCCTGGCTGATACCAAGCAGCTGTATCCGCAAGCTCACGTTCACGTTGCTCATCAGCCTGCTTCTGCTCCTCCTTCAGCTTGCGGAGCCGATATAACTTCTTGTGCAGCTCATCTTCGTTCTGAATACGACCATCAAACTTTTGTTGTTCTTGTGCTTCTTCAGTCATGGTTTAGCCCTCCTAATTTCGTTAGCTACTAATAATCGTTGGTAAAAGATAGCGTGGTTTAAGCTGCAACAAGCCCCACCATGTGGCAGATAGATAGGCTTGATGCATGGTTTGCCACACCATTTGCAGTGTGTTACTTCGGCCATGAGTCAAATCCAATTCCCGGCTCGAAAATGAGATCTGGATTACTATTGCGCATCTTGCGCAAATCTTCCTCGTTAAAGAGCCAATTAGCGATGTCCGGATTATCAACCATTACACCGATAGGTAAAATGGCTAATAATGTTTCCAATTGCTTGTCATTCATATATAATTACCTCTGTAAATTGTTTTGATTTCTGCGTTACTGGTGGCGGCCAGTAACGTTTTTTTGTTGCCCTAAAACATCGGCCATCGTGTCTGGTCCGAACAGCTTGACTGCCAGACTAGAGTTAACAAATGGCTTCCACAGTGCCTCAAAGCTGACCAGTACAGTCAGCACAAAGGCTGTCATAGTGAAGCCGTCTACCCAGCTCCAGATAGCCAGGTAGGCAAGCACAATCCAGTTAATTCGGGTAACGTTGTTCATAGCGCTTCAGCTCCTTCCCAAGCTTTTCAATTTTTGCGTTCAAGATGCTGTGATCCACCAGTAGCAGTGCCACCAGCAAAATCCCAAAAACAGGTCCAAATAAGTCCATGTTGTTCCTCCTAATACTTCTGATATGTGACTAAGCGAGGGTCTTGCTTCTTATCGTGCTTCTTCTTTGCCAACCAGGTCATAAAACGTTGATACTCTTGAATATCAACGCGACCATCTGGCAGGAAAACACGCCATCCGTCTGGATAGTCAGTGGCTTCCCGCCGCCTTCGCTGATATGTTGACTCAGACATTGGCTGACCATTGCTGTCATGCCATTCAGACATGAACTCTGCTTTGTTCAGCTGATACCGATACGGGCTCATTCCTACATCTCCTTTCTGCTACAATTGATTCATCTCCTAATGAAAGGAGGTGACAAAATGCCAAAGCAAATTTGGGTCAGTCCTCGTTCAAACGGTTGGGCTGTTAAGAGTTCCGGAAGTACTCGTGCTTCTAAAATCTACAGCACCAAATCAGAAGCTATTAAAGCAGGTCGTCAACAAGCTATTAATAATCATGCTGAGTTGGTTAGTCAGAAGCGAAACGGTCAGATTAACTTAAAGAACTCGTATGGTAATGACCCAATGCCTCCTAAAGATAAGGACTAATCCTTATAGATTGGCATAAACCGCACCCTGAGGCCTTCTACGGTTTCACAGTCGTCATCTGTGATCACCGCTAAGGTCTTGGGGCTTTTTTCGTCTGTCTCAACAATGATCCGTGAGTAATCGGACATTGGCTTTTGGCACTTAGCAGTTGCCTTCTCAAATTCTTCAACAGTTCTCATAGCTATGCTCCCTTCTTTTCATCAGCAGTTTCGATTAGTGGAAGGATGCCATGCCGTTTGAGCAGTTCATACAGCCCAAGCCGTCCTTTCTGCGTCCATTTGGTATGCATGACGGCTTTCTGAGTACCGTCTGATTTAGTCACCATGATCGTCTCTGAATGCGTCCAACCAGTCCGTTGATACTTGCTGTATAACAGCCATGTGTCGCCTTGCTTGTAAATAACGCCTAGATCATGCAGCTTATGATTCATTGCCTGACCACTCATGCCATAATCTTTGGCAATCTGAGTGATTGTGACCAACGATTTATTGCTCAGCACAAGATCGTAGTAGCTGGCTTTAGGCGTCAATTCATTGACTCGCTGTTCAGCAATTGATCGCCGCTCTCGCTCAGTCTTAAGCTCCGTTGCCAGCTTGATAATCGTGTCTGGGTTAAGTAATACTTCCTCAATTTTCTCGTCCGTCATGTAAGCTCCGTGCTTGCGGATCGATGGGAGCACTTCGGATGTTACCCAATTCTGGAATTTCTCTGCGACCTGGTTATTGGCCTTGATTGCCAACTTGTAGAACTGTGGTTCAGTGATGAAATCACCGCGCTTAATTTTGTGTCCAGTTGTGGACACGCCGATATATTCATTAACCCGTTCCCAACGGACATACTCTTTACCTTGCGAGTTAAATTTGGTTAACCCTAATCCGAAAGCAGATTGTTCAGCATCAAATTCAATTGAACCGTCTGCATAAGTCTTAACTGGTAATTCAACGTCACCATATTTGAACATCTGCACGTTTGCTGCGTTCTCAATGGCAGCTTCTGTATTTACGTTTTGCATTACTTTCATCCTTTCTATTATACGAATTAATGCGTATTAATGATGTAAAAAAAGAGAGTCCACATTGATGTGATATAGGTCACACATATCTAGGACCATCTTAACTGGCATCTGTCCTGGATTGTTCTCATATCTGCTCAATGTCTGATATGAGATGCCCAGTTTTTCCGCAGCCTCTTTCTGAGTCAACCCAGCATTAACTCGAGCTGCTTTGATTGTCATTGTCAACTTATCATCCCCTAGAAACCGAATAGACTGAAGATCCTTACTAACAGCCCTAATTCGGCTCTTTCTCGTGTTTCTTTTTTCAAGGCCTTGATCAACCTTACGAGTATTATATTAATACGAGTTAATTCGTATTTCAACCTTTTTTTCGTATTTTTCTAATATTTTTTCGAGTTATCGTGAAAAAACTGCTAAAATATATGAAAAAAGGAGCGATTCAATATGGCTAGAACTGAACTGACCCCTCAAGATAAAGAATACAAAAAGATTATTTCATCACGGCTAAATGATTTGCTCTCTAGAAGTGGTCGTAAACAAATAGATATAACTAGAAGCGTAGGTATTCCAGCAAGCACTCTTACAGGATACTTTAAAGGAACAAGACTTCCATCACCAAAAAATGTGGAAAAGCTCGCTGAATACTTTAACGTAGAAAAATCAGATATTGATCCGCGTTTTGGCCGCGACCCCAAGGAAGACGCTCTCAAAACCGCAGATAAAAACGTTCAACTCATCGCTGCGCATATTGACGATGGCACTACCCCTGAAGAAATGAATGATATTCTCACTTACATCGACTTCATCAAAAGCAAACGCGAAAAGAAGTGATTACCATGAATCGCTTAGAGTCTATGATTGCTGAACATCAAGAAGTTGACGTCTTATATCCGCACGGCATGCCAGATAAACTTTCGGGGTTCATCATTGATGACTGCATCTATCTTAACGATCGCCATACTTGGATTGAACAGCACGAAACACTGGCTGAAGAGATTGGTCACTATGCAACATCAAGCGGCAATATCGTTGACTATTCGACTGTGGAAAGCCGTAAGCAGGAACGTCGCGCCCGTGACTATGGTTACCAGCTTACGGTAACTTTGGATGATCTCATTTGGTGCTATGAACATCATCTAGACACGATTGATGATGTTTCTGCATACCTCGAAGTTACGCCTGCTTATTTCTGGCAAGCAATTGACTGCTACCAAAGAAAACTCGGGGAACTTTTCAAATATCACGGTTATGTATTCGATTTAAGGCGTGGGATTGACTTAGTCAGATGCTAGTTTGGCTCTTATACCATATTTATGATAAATTGTCAATTCTTTTCGCATTCTTTTTATTCGTGTTTTATTATGCCCACAAACCCTTATATAATGGGGATTTTACTCTTTCTTTTTCTTTTTTCTTTCTTTTTACGAGGTAAAAATGGACTTTTTAAATTTCAATAACTTTTTAGCTAATAAAGTTTTTAGCAATCCGTACGAAGATATTCACTTAGAGTATAAAACCGCTACATGGCAATTGCCCAAAAGCTTCTGGGAAACCGTTAGTTCTTTTGCGAATACAGAAGGTGGCTTAATTGTTTTAGGGGTTAAAGAAGACAAAACTAACCATCAATATGAAATAAGTGGTGTTGATGATTTCGCAACAGTAAAGCAAGAGATCTTTAATGGCAATAATAATCCAAACTGTATAAGCAGCCCTATAATCAATGATTCAGACGTAAAGATATTTGAATGCTTTGGGAAAACACTTATTGAAGTATTAATATGGCCTGAGCAATACAACAAGCGGCCCCTAAAAGCGAAAAACATTGCATATATTAGGACTGACGATGGCGATAGAAAGGCTACCGATGACCAACTTAAATACTTTGTTGTCGAGCATCAACGAGAAATTGATACTAGACTACTTAGAAACTTCGATTTTGACGATCTAAATAACATAGATCTAAGAGAATACGAAATTTTGCTGCATAGTAATACCAACACTCAATATAGAGATCTTGAAAATCTTGCATTCAATTTAGGAGTTTTCAGAAGAGACCGAACATCCGATGATAAAATCAAAAGATTAACTGAAGGTGGACTTCTCTTTTTTGGGAAATACAATTCTATTACTGATCGTTTTCCACATTTTCAACTGGATTACAGGAAGTATGATCATGATGGTGATACTGATTGGTCTGATAGAGTATCTTCTGGCGATATGAATTTTCCAGAATTAAATGTTTTTTCTTTTTATAATTTAGTAATTCCTAAGCTCGCTGCAGGAATCCCTGACAAATATTCTCAAGATGAGTCTTTAACAAGAGGATCATATTATTCTGACCTAAAGATTGCCGCTAAAGAAGCATTAGTAAATGTATTAATGCATGCATATTATGATGGGGAAAGTTCAGTAGTTATCATAGATAAGCCAAGTTATCTAGAATTTAAAAATCCAGGTACCATGCGTGTCAGCGAGGATTCATTTTTACGAGGTCAGGAATCTATAATAAGAAATACTCAAATTTCTACCCTCTTTAGAAAAATAGGCATATCTGAAAAAGCAGCTAGTGGAGGCCCAAGAATTCTTAAAGCCGCAAGCAGAAATCACTTACTACCTCCGGAAATCACTGTTGATCATCAGTCAAATACAACTACAATTCGAATTTGGAAGGTTGACGCTGTAACAATATTGTCCAAAGATCTTGAAGATGATATTGAAAGATTTATTGTAAATTATGTCAATCAGCATAACGAATTCAAGTTTTCTAATTTATACTCAGCAACAAGTGGAAAGTTTGGAAGCGAGGCACGAGTTAGAAAACGTTTAAACAAATTAATTGATGAAGATATAATTGTTTCACATGGCAACGGAAAGTCTCGTACTTATGGAATTAAAAAGACTGAAGAGCAGAAAAAAACTGAACACTTAATGATAATTAAAGAGTTAGAAAAAAGCTTATGATTTTCAAAGTTGATCGATTCTGATCAACTTAATTTTTGCACACTAATCGAACGTACGTTTAAAAAACAAAGGAAGGATATTATGTATGTTGTCAAACAAGGTAAGAAATATAAGTTTTGCGAGCGATATCGCGATCCATTGACTAACAAACGCAAGATTATCTCGATATGTTTAGAAAAAAAGACTAAGCAGGCTCAAAATCAAGCACAGGCTATTCTTCAAGCTAGACTGGCTAAGATAATGAGCCAAGTCAAACATGTTGAAACAATACCTGACGTAACTCTGCAACGCCTTATTGATGATTATCTGAATAACTATAAGCCCCGTGTCCGCCGTTCCACCTACGCAAATGCCGAGATGATGTGTAGATCGCTAGTCAAATCATTAGATAAGGACGCATTGATTGAAAAAATCACCCCGCTAATCTTAACGCGGACCATTGAAGACATGATCTATGGCCCACGACACATCTCAAACGCTTATGCATCTAAATTTAAAATTTTTCTGCATCAATTATTTGCTTTTGCGGTCAAAGAATCATATCTAAACAGCAACCCTGCAGAAAAACTGGAAATCGCCTATCGTCCTAGTGAAGGCGGCAGTTCAACTCGCAACAAGTTTTTGGAAGCTGACGAACTTAACAAGCTGCTTGAATATGCGTATGCCCACAATCATAACTATGCCACGCTTTGTGAATGGCTATATCAGACCGGAATGCGCTGTGGCGAAGCTCTAGCGCTTGATGTTAAAGATAT